TAGGTACTGGTGTTAAAGCAAGTTACTTAGCAGGTGAAAATGTTTACAACCAAGGTCCTACAGCAACTATGCCATACAAAGACGAAACATTAACTACACAATTCTTAGCAAATGGTACAACGGCAGACTACACACTAGACTTTGAGCCAAGTAGTATAAACGAGTTTGAAGTATTTGTAGGTGGCAGACGTTTGCGTAAAAACGCAATTAGTAGCTACAATTTTACTACTCTTACTGCGCAAGATAGCCCAGAAGGCGATGTTACATTGCCAGCGGAATTTAGTGTAGACGGTACTACATTAACATTAACAGAAACACCGACCGAAAACGTTAAGGTTATTGTTGTTAGACGTCAAGGAATACTATGGAATGTACCTGGAACACCATTAGGTGAATCAGATTCTGACATCAGTAGATTCTTACGTGCAGCAACAGTTGACCTGCCGCGATAAATACAACAGCAGGATAGGAACTATGACAGATAAATTAAACGAACAAAGCGGTGTGCTGCTACAAGGACACATTAAAATACACAATCCAGAAACTGGTGAAGTAATTGTAGACAAACGCAATGCTATTCATTATGAAAATATGAGTATTAGCCTTGCAGAAAGTTTAGGCAATGCTGGTACAGGATGGATTTATCAAATGGGCTTTGGAAACGGCGGCACTAGTGTTGACCCTACTGGTATTATTACATATTTGACACCTAATAGTACTGGTACAAATGCTAGTTTGTACAACGAAACATTTACTAAAGTAGTAGATGATCGAAGTGTAAATAATCTTGATCCTGCACGTAATAAAATTGAAACTCGCCACGTTAGCGGCACAAATTATACTGATATTTTAGTAACTTGCTTGCTAGATTACGGTGAACCTAATGGACAAGATGCGTTTGATACTGCTACTAATGCTGATAGCCTTTATGTATTTGACGAATTAGGGTTAAAAGCATATAGTGCTGACGGCAACGGCAGGTTACTAACACACGTTGTATTCCATCCTGTACAAAAGTCACTCAATAGATTGATTCAAATTGATTATACAGTTAGGGTACAGAGTTTAACTGGTTTTAATGGGGCATAATTAGATGGCATATACAATACAATTTACTGATAGTGCTGAAAAAGACCCTATTGTAGTCGAAGATCAGACAATTAACACTGACACTAGTATTAAATTACCTGGCAGAAACAGTACAGGTTACGGTGCTGCAATTGCCGAAGATTTACTACATTTATTAGAAAACTTCGCAAGTCCTACAGAACCGTCAAATGCGATCGAAGGTCAATTATGGTACAATAATAGTACAGAACAATTGCTAATATACGATGGAACAATCTGGATATCAGCAAGCGGACTTAAAAAGAGCACTACAGAGCCTGATACTACCCAAGCATTAGCAGGTGATCTATGGGCAGACACCGACAATCAGCAATTGTACTTGTTTACTGGTTCTAACTGGATACTTGTTGGTCCAAGTTTTAGTCAAGGATTAACAACTGGTGCACAACCTAATACTGTTGTTGGCCAAGATAATGCAGAATATACAATCATTGAAATTCAAGTTAATGCTAACATTGTTGCTATTATTGCATTTGATACATTTACACCTAAAGCAACAATTAATGGATTTGCAGGCGTGCAAATTCGTCCTGGAATTAACTTAGCAAATAGAGATACTGACGCCGACGGCGTTAACAATGTTAAATTCTATGGTACTGCTGAGAAGGCAGAAAGTTTAATTGTTAGTAATTTACCAATACCGGCCGCTAATTTCTTAAGAAGTGACGTAGAATCGACTACTGTATTTCCATTAAATGTACAAAATAACAGCGGTATTGCATATGGTATTAATGCAGAACTTAATATCGGAGTTGAAGGTAGCGCAGGCGTTATACAGCATAACATCGAAGGCTCAAATATTGACTTTAGAGTTAGAAACGCAGGAAATAGTAATACTGTACTGCGAGTGGATTCAAGTTTAAGAGTTGGTATTAATAACGAAGCTCCTGATGAAGCACTAGATGTTACAGGTAATGTTAAAATTAGCGGAATTGTTACAACAAATGACGTTACACAGAGTACTACAATTAGCAATGGTGCATTAGTTGTCAAAGGTGGTGCAGGCATTGCTAAGTCAATTAATGTCGGAGATTCGATTAGAGTACAAAAAAGTATTACATTAGGTAATAATGATTTAGTTGTTGATACTACTGCTAGTGATTTGATATTACCTGATCTTAACAACACTAGAAACATTGGTAGAAGTGATTTAAGATGGCGTAAAATTTATGCAACTACTTTCTTAGGAAACTTAGAAGGCCAAGTTAGTGGTAACGTTAGCGGCAAAGCTGGAAGCGCTGACAAATTAACAAGTTCAACTACATTTAGAATGCAAGGTGATGTTGAAACTGTTGAAAAAGCATTTGACGGACAAACAGGCGGCGGCGTAAAAGAGTTTACTTTAAGATTAAAAAATACAGTTATTAGTGAAAAAACATCTGAACCTAATAGTTTGTCTAGCGATGAATTTTTAATTGACAGAACAACTGGGTCAGATAAAGGTTTAAAACGTATATCAAGATCAACATTGTTTAATAGCATTGTAGGATTAACACCTATAGGCAGCATTATGCCTTACGCTGGTCTTTCAGAACCTCCAGGATGGAAATTCTGTAACGGGCAAGAACTTTCTCAAGGCACATATAACGATTTATTTGTATTAATTGATTTAAATTACGGTCCTACTCCAAGCGCTGGATACTTTAATCTTCCTGATCTAAGAGGCAGATTCCCACTAGGTAACTTGTTAATGGGCGGCCTTACTCCGCCGGTTGATGATCCGGATACTAGAAATAGAGGATCAAATGCAAGCGTACTAGGCGCTGTTGATGGCACTGATACAACTACAATAGATTTAGAAAACTTACCAGAACACCAACACGATATGAAGTCGGCTACTGGTCAGCAATTCTATGCACACAGAGAAGTAGACGGTCGAGACGAGTTACCGACAGGGGTTCAAGGATCAACTTTACAGACTGGTCCAGAAGACTTATCACAGAGATTGCCTAACAGTGGCGATGTGCTTGTTCCTGCAGGTAGTGATTTTAGTGAAGTTGGTGCACCTATTGACATTATGAACCCATTCCAAACTATTAATTATATTATCTACACAGGAGTCGTAGCATGAGCTATAAAATAAACAAAACAAACGGCGAGTTGCTAGTAGAACTTACAGACGGTGTAATTGATACAGTATCTACAGATATTACATTAGTAGGTCGAAATTATAAAGGGTTTGGCGAAGCATTTAACGAAAATTTTGTTAAAATAATTGAAAATTTTGCAGCAACTAGTGCTCCTAGTAATCCTTTAAAGGGACAACTATGGTACGATACTGGCGAAAATAGATTAAAAATATATGACGGTTCGAGTTTTAGAACAGCAGGGTCTCCTACAGTAAGTAGTAATCAACCTACAAACTTAGTATCAGGTGATCTATGGATTGACAATGCTGAAAATAAATTGTACTTTTGGGACGGTTCGGACTTAGTATTAGTTGGTCCGCAGTATAACTCAACACAAGGAAAAACCGGTGTAGAAGCAGTTACAATGGTAGATACTAGTAACCAAATTAGAACTGTTTTGACATTGTATATAGGCGGAATACTTGCAGGAATATATAGTCGATTTGAATTTACTCCTAATACAGCATCAGTTATTTTACCATATGCGTATGGTAGAAAAATTAATGTTGGTTTTAATCCAACTGAAATTGCTGATTTTAAGTATCAAGGTACTGCATTAAACGCAGAAAACTTAATTGACAGTCAAGGAAACTCGTATTTGCCTTCGGCATTTGTTGCAACTAACGAACGTGATGTAGACAATAATGCAGTTGATCAGCAAATGGAAGGCGGTTTATTTGTTAAAGGTGATGAAGGTGTTATAGTAGGATACGGAGATTCGCAATATGCTGCTTTTAGAACAGTAAATAGCGGCACTACTACAGCTATAGAACTTAAACAATTAAATTACGATTTTTCAATTAGAGTCCCTCAAGGAAGTGATTTTATTGATGCATTTACATTAGACACTAGCACACGTAGATTTGGTTTATATCAAGATACTCCTACTGTTGAACTTGATGTTACAGGGTCAGGAAAATTTACTGGTGATCTTACAGTAGAAGGCAATTTAGTTATTGAAGGAACTACTACTACTGTTAATACAGCAACAATGACAGTAGAAGATCCTAACATAGAATTAGGAACAACGGATACGCCAACAGATACTACTGCAAACGGCGGCGGCATTACATTAAAAGGTGCAACTGATAAAACGTTATCTTGGTTACAATCAACAGGAAATTGGACATTTAATCAAGATGTTGATTTAACTACTGGTAAAGAATACAGAATCGAAAATACACAAGTACTTTCTAAAACACGACTAGGTGATACAGTTGCAACAGCCGCTGGTCTGACTTCAATTGGTACATTAGGTGCGTTAACGGTTTCTGGAGATGCAAGTTTAGGTAGTATTTCTTCAACAGTGCCGTTAGATATTAATTCTACAGGCACTATTACAATCAACAATCAAAAAATTGCTGGAGTAGCAACTCCGACTGATGCTACTGATGTTACAAATAAAGAATATGTTGATACTGAGATATTAACAGCACCTGTGGCGCTTACTTTAGATATTACAGGATTAACTAGCCCAAATCCAGCAGGATTTGGAAATGGTCCTATTGCAGACGTGCGAAACATATTAGAAAGCATTAGTCCTGCAAGCAGTGCAAGAGAAGGAACAGTTGCTAAAATTCATTGTACTAGTTATGCAGGCGCAACAGTTACAGGTATTAATGTAACTGTAACTACAAATGGAACTGGAGTATTACAAAAGTCTAATATAGCAGTTGATAGTGCAGGCACACAAAATGAATCAGTTATACAGGATATTGTTGCTGCAAATCCAGCAACAGGGTCAGTGGTGTTAACACCAGCAAGATACACAATGGAGTTTACAGTTACAGGTTCGGTGTGGACATTTGTCAGTACGAACAGTTATCCGT